GGTTTTCTGCTCGGGTGTGAGTTTCGCCTGTCTTGCCTTTCCCGCACCGCTTAAATGTTCGCGTAGTGTCTTCTCCATTTGCTAGTCTATTAGTCTATTAGTCCGGTAGTTTAGTAATAGCTACTTTAGGGGAGTGATTATAGTTTACGTGTTCGAGCAACATAATCACCCGTTTCCCACATACGGGACACGTCTGCTTGCTTACGGCCTTCTTGCTGGGTGCAGATACGGTCTTAGGGGTATCGATAAGTCCCATAATCGTGCGTACGTCTGCAACCGTTTCGGCAGTAGCAGTCAATGCGCCATTTTTAAGTTCTATTTTCATCGTGGTGGTGTCTAACTTGTAAATGCCTATTGCTAGGCGTATATAAATGCAAAAAACCGCACGTACCTGCTAGGTAATATACGTGCGGCCTATTGCTTTTTGGCTTTTATTTGAATGCGCTCTTACCGAGGAGTGCCTTAGTGCCGTCCGGTAAGCTCACCTCCCTCACTTCGCCTTTTTGCTGTTCGCCTTTTGTGTCCTTCATCACTACGATTTCGCTGTATTCCGTTTCATCTATCACTATAGTACCGCTCGGTAGAACTGTGATAGAAGCAAGGGACTTAATCTCTTTGCCTATCATTATCGTTAGTTCTATCTCCAGCTTGTCGTTTCCTCCCTGTCCTTTGCTCGCCCGTTCACTCGCTACCGTTGCGTATAACTTCATACGCGCTTTGCGATTAGCCACTCTTGGCCGAGCTGCTGTAAGTGACAGTATATGTTTCCTGCGATGCAGGACACCGCCGTAGTCTCGCCACTGAAGGCTAGACGCTCCGGGACGTCTACCGCTAACCACAAATCGTTGCTCGCTACTTCTAGAAGCTCCGCCGTGTACACGGGAATAATCCCGTCCACATGCTCGTCTATCCAATCGCACTGCGTATCATCGTCCTCACCCTCATGCTCGCTCCACTCGCTTTCAAGCGTCTCAAAGAGCTGCGCCTTTAGTGCGTGTAGCGATTTCTCCTTTTCCATATTCGTGTGTCAATTTACTCGGTTCCTAGCAGCACCAAGCGGGCTTAAGCGGAACGCTTTCGCGTAGGCTATCCTGCCCGTTATAAGGCCCATGCGTGGCCCTGTACGCCTCGCTGTGGCACTATACGGATAGATTAGGCGCACGTATGCGGTACGGCAGCATCAACTATGATGCTGCAATACTCACACTTAGCAGAATGGTGGTGTACACGGACAAGGCCATTTATCGGGTCTCCACATGTGATACAGGCGCCTATTAGTGCATCTCGTAGCTCTAGCTCTGCTGTCAACTCCTAACGCGTCATTAGTGTGTAATCCATACTGGTATTAGTTAGGTGATAGGTAATCCGCACAGTGAGCAGTTGCCATCTTCGTCCGGCAATACCACTTCGCCATACTTGAGGCAGGTAGTGCACTCACAGGTGGTCAAACCACAGTTCGGGCACATTTCGGTTGATACGTCTTGTGTCATGTTAGAAGGTTAGATAGCCCTTAACCGCAAGCTGGCGCAATACGTCACTCAAGGCAGCCATGCGGGTATTCATAAAACTATTGTAATAGCGCCCATTCACGAGTGCATGTGCTTGGTACCAGTCAGTACGGTTATTAATGCTGGTAGTAGTAATAGTTATCATAGACATGCTGGTTGATCTGGCCACGCTATGCAATTAAGTGCATCGCGCTGCTCACTTTGAATAGCGAGCAATACTTCGGTCATACTGGCCGTGTCATAGGCTATCTTTGTCTGATACAGGCTATTTAGAAACAGTAATGTAAGAAAGAACGAGATAAAGATACGGTCTGTGGTGGTCATAGTAGTGCTATTAGAAGCCGATAATCTCGCAAATAAGGAAGAATACTGTAATACAGAACATAACCGTTGCAGCCGTAGCTAGCTCTTTACAGCCCTGTGAGAACCACGTTTTCTCTGCGAAACTCCGGCGCGTCATTTCCTCACGGCACGCACTGATACTTTCATTGGTCATATCTTTAGTGTTAGTGAGGTCTAAACGCCTCATATACATATCCTAGCATGTAGGGATAGACACGCGCAAGGGTCTATAAGAAGACTGTGGATAACTAATACGTATAGGTTCCGCGCATAGTCTCTTTCAGACTCCCAGAACCCGCGTAGTAAGGTTTTGTTGTATAATGCACCTTATATGGAAAAGACTGCCGAGCAGATTATCGAAATAGATACTCAGGTGTATGAGGAACATATAGAACCCACAGAGGCATATGACCACTTCTTAGCGACTAAACCGTGGTTATTCCAGAAGGGACAGTCAGGTAACCCTACAGGCCGTAAGGCTGGCAAGAGTATGAAGGAATGGATGAAAGAGTATCTAGCAGGCTTAAATGACGAAGAACGCCTTGAATTCTTTAGAGGAATACCCAAGGTAGACCTATGGCGCATGGCTGAGGGTAACCCTACAGAGGATAAGAACGTACGTATTACTGTACCTGTACCTATATTAGGTGGATTAACGCAGTCTAATGATACGGCCTACCTAGGCCCTGTAGATACCGCGCACGAGGCTATTGAAGGATAAGCATACATACCTATATATAGGTTAATTCCCAGATAGATAGGGGTATATATACGCGCTAGTGGGGTATATACGCATGATAGAGCCTAGAATATACCTATATTGATGGTCCCGTACCCCTCCCCCCGTCCCCCAATCTACGTTCTGGTACCGTGGTGTGGGGTCGAAGCATGCAAATTTTTCCCCTCAGACATACTTGTGGCAGCCAATTAGGGGTATGTGGCAGCTAATTGTTATACTATAGGCATGTTCCTCTACTGTTCCAGATGCGGTTTAACGAAACCCAAGGCAGAAATGCATCTGCATAAGGCCTATACGAAGCAAAATGGCGCTAAGACCTACTATTACTGGTGTAATCCATGCAAGCAGAAAGCTATGGAGAAGTACCGAGCGGCCGTTAAGAAATCAGAGACGACTAACTTCTAAACATGATATATACGAAGACTAGGGCGGTGGATAAGATACTTTCGCTGCGAAAGAGGCTTAGGATCCTTCAAGGAGGCAGTTCGGCAGGCAAAACTATAGCGATTCTCCTTATATTCATCGATAGGTGCCAGAACGAGAAGGGTAAGCTCTTCAGCGTGGTATCGGAGACCCTGCCGCACCTGAAGAAAGGGGCTATCCGAGACTTCCTTAATATCATGGAAGGACATGGCTACTACCAGGATGCTTCCTGGAATAGGACGGACTTCATATATACGTTCGAGAATGGGACGAAGATCGAGTTCTTCTCCGCCGACTCACCGGATAAGGTCCGAGGCCCCAGACGAGACGTGCTGTTCATAAACGAGGCTAATAACATATCCTACGAGACGTATACTCAGCTCGCTATCCGTACGAACGAAGATATTTATATAGATTACAATCCGGTAGCGGAATTCTGGGTACATGATGATGTGATGATTCCTGAGAATGAAAATACGTATGATTTCCTGATCCTCACTTATAAGGATAATGATGCACTTCCTGAAAGTGTCGTTGCAGAGCTTGAAAGTAGAAAGAATAAGCCGGATTGGTGGAAAGTATACGGGGAGGGACTCATCGGAGGACAGGAAGGCCGCGTATATACCGGCTGGACCCAGCTGGACGAGATACCGATCGGAGCGAAACTAGAACGATACTGCCTCGATTTCGGCTATACCAACGATCCGACGGCTCTCCTGGCTATCTATTACTACGATCAGACCTATATAATCGACGAGATTATCTACCAGAAGGGCCTGTCTAATAAGCAGATTGCCGATACTATCAATGCCCAAGAGAAGAAAGCTCTGGTGGTCGCTGACGCAGCAGAACCGAAGTCCATAGACGAGATAAGGAGCTACGGTATCAATATAATTGCAGCCGTGAAAGGACAAGGATCTATTACGCAGGGTATCGCGCTGGTACAGGAACAAACCATTCAAATCACGAAGCGTTCCACCAATACCTTAAAAGAGAGTAGAAATTACCTCTGGGACAAGGACGCGAACGACAAGCCTACTGGAAATCCTATTGGTATCTGGAATCACTCGATGGATGCTATCCGCTACGGCATGACGAGTATCGTACCGCTGAAAGCGAGGATGGATATGGTATCCAGAATGCCAAGGCATCAATCAAAACCACGAGTAAATCCTGCGCGATAACTACTAGTGGTATAATGTTCGCATGAACGATACTCCCACAGTAAAACTAAATGCGATGGGTCGTCCCAAAAAGGTAGTACCTGTAGTCGGAACTATTCCTAATCCTACGCCCGCATGTGTTTCGCAAGAGAAACCACTACAAAAGACACCCTACGTACTAGAACTTGCACTTGGTAACGAAACGATCGTGAGCAAAGGAGATACGATGCTAGATGCCTTGAAGGCGATGACACTACCTACTAAGGTAACAACGAAGACTTTCGTTACGGTTTCTCACGGGGATCTCAAAAAGAAGCTATTCTTCACCCCGGCGAAGGTAAAGCGCCTATTCTACCCCTTCTCGCATGTAGCTACCGCGAAGTTACTTGCACTTGGACTAAAATAATGGAAGGAGTAACTGAAATATACCGTCAGAACCACAAGGTTCTTGAAGTTGATATCAAAAAGGTCTCCTACCAGGGTCTCTTGTGGCACCAATTAGGTGCATTGGGTAAGCGAAAGCTCGATAATGTCATATTCTTACGACATGCACGAGACATTGGGCGCATTACTGAACGAATTATCATACGCTATGTTTAAACCCCTCAACGGACGTATCTTTGTAGAGCTAGAGAAAGTCGTGGAAGCACAAACCACGTCAGGGATCCTTCTTTCTAAAGGAAAAAAAATTGATGCAGAGGGTAAACTCGAATCTGAAACCGAATCTGACTGCGGTATCGTCGTATGTGGAGGGGAATTGGCTAAGAAAGGCGATAAAGTCTACTTCTCTAAGTATGCCGCCGACAAAATTATTTACGATCCTCTAAAAGAGCCTATGTACGCAGTATCAGAAGCAGGACTTATAGCGGTACTCACCCAGTAACCATGAACGACTACACCAAAGATATATTTTCATACATTATGGAACAGGAAGCGGCCTATAAGAAGCCGATTCTCCTTCCCGGGAACTGGTCGTGGAGCATGAAGGACAACCTAGAGACTTCGTATTTGTATATAAACTCTCAGTTGAAGACGGGAAAGGACGATTTCAAGCCGGTAAAGAACATTATCCTCCCGATTCTGAACCTGGAACACCGTACCGAAGATATCGAGGTGAAGGATGTGCAGATTTACGTTGATAATCCTGAGAACTACCACCTCTCCTTCCTCGTGAAGAAGTATTACGACGATGTCTTCACCAAGGAGAACGATATGGAGACATTCTTCGACGATCTGAACGTATCGCGTATCGATATGGGAGCAGGACTGTCTAAACAGCTCGATAAGCCATGTCCTGAGGTCGTAGATCTGCAGTCGATCGCCTTCTGCGACCAGACTGACATGCTCTCAGGTCCGATCGGTATCCGTCACTTCTATTCCCCGGACCAGCTCCTTGATATGGAGTCTGTCGGCTGGGGTAAGTCTGAAAACGGGGCTACCGCAACCCTTCAGGAGGCAATTGCACAAGCAACCACAGGAAAGCGCGAAGAAAACACTAAGAATGACACCCCAGGACGGTACCTGGAGGTGTATGAAGTTCACGGCAACCTGCCGAAGCGATTCGCTGACCCGAACGATGATTCGAATACGTTCGAGACTCGTATTTATATAGTGTGCATGTACCTGAATGCAGGTGGCGACCGTAAGGGCGTCATTCTCTACACCAAGCCAGAGCGGAATCTCCCGTTCAAGCTCATAAAGCGCGATAAGATATTCGGCCGTGCGCTCGGTCGTGGCGGTGCTGAGGAACTATTCGACCCGCAGGTATGGACTACGTACGACATGATTCGTATGCAGAACATGCTGGACGCTGCTGCCGTAACGGTCTTCCAGACGACCGACCCTGCTGTAGCAAGTAGAAACAATATTAAGGAGATGGATAACCTCGATATCATCGAGATGGGCCAGGGTACCGAACTCAAGCAGGTGGATACCTTCCCAAGGAACATGCAGCTCTTCAAGAGTTCGATTGCCGAATGGCAGGTTCACGCACAGCAGATAGGAGCCGCTACGGACGCTGTTCTGGGCGATTCACCGAGCGCGGGTACCCCGTTCCGTCTCCAGGCGCAGGTCATCGCCCAGGGTCTCGGTCTTCACGAGTACCGTCGCGGTCAGTACGCGAAACACCTCGAAGAGATCCATAATGACTGGATTATTCCTCATATAGAGAAGAAGATCTGCGAAGGCATGACGTTCCTCTCTGAACTCTCTCTTGAGGAGATGCAGTACGTGGTAGACAGCCTCGTAACCAACATGGCGAACGAGCAGATCGTGAACATGGTACTGGCAGGCGAGGAAGTAACGCCTGAAATCATCGATGTATTCAAGGAGACGGTCCGTGCGGACTTTAAGAACAAGGGCTCGAAGCACTTCATCGAGATTCTGAAGGACGAGTTCAAAGGCATGAAATTCAAGGTAAAGGTCTCGGTTAAGGGTAAGAGCAAGGACCTCAGCGCGCATACGGACAATCTCGTGAACGTATTCCGTCAGATCATCGCGAACCCGGCCGTCCTCCAGATTCCTGCTATCGCGCGTATATTCAACGACATTATAGAGAGTTCAGGTCTCGATCCCGTTGACTTCACAGGTATAACTACTGCACAGGTCCAGACGGCTACGCCGAACGTGCCCCAGGCAGGTACAGAACAGCCAGCGCTTACTCAGCCCGGTCTAACGACACAGCCACAAAATGCCTAACACACCGCACATTCTCCAGGGACTTGCAGACAATCCATCGTTACTGTCAGAAGTTCGCAGTGTACTAGAGCGTCATTTTGAACCTGCTAAGGATATGGATACCAATGTGAACGATGCTGAACTTGGACAATTCCTGCGCGCACGACTCACAGGATTAAAGGCTATTGATGCTGCGTTCAAAGAAATCAATCAATATAAGACGATTCCTGACAGACCTCGTGGCGAGAATCCAGCACGGTAATTTTGAACGTGCGGTATAATTTAATTGAATGAAGACTACAGAGAATAGAGGCAGAAAGGCTGGCTACAAGCATTCTAGAGAGACGCGCGATAAGATGTCACTTACTAGGACAGATCGCTATTTTAAGCCCTTTAATACCCCTACTGGCTATAGTAGTTCGCTGGCTAGACTGTTAAAAGCAAGAGATTACAGAAAGCAAGCGGTATTGGCCTTAGGAAATAAGTGCGTGCAGTGTAACTTTTCAGATACTAGAGCGCTCCAGATAGACCATATCAATGGTGGAGGATCCCGAGAAAGGAAGGAGAGGAACTATAAAGGAGATTTTCATCGCCATGTTCTCGCTAGTTTTATGGCTGGAGAGAATAAATATCAGCTTCTGTGTGCTAACTGTAACTGGATTAAAAGGTTCGATGAAGGGGAATATAGGGTTGGTGGTATAATTACACACATATAATTAGAAACTTATGAAACTCTCTCTATCCACACCGCTACTCCTTACAGCTGTTAGTCTTATTCTTTTGTTTGTGTATCTCTTTATGGGTGGTGGATTACGGGCAAATGCTGATGACGCGAGCCTACCTGCAACTGTTGCTACGAGTTCCGTAAACACGGTCGGTACTACTCCGGTGCTTATGTTTGCTACCAGCACTTGTGCTACCCGTATCATTAGTACGTCAGCAAGCCCTATCATGCTTACCTTCACAGACCGTGTCGGTTTAGTACCAACGGGCATTATAGGATTCCTACAGGCAGCAAGTACGACCGTCGCATACCCGTCTAACCAATTTGGATGTAATGCGGTAAAGGCATACAGCTATGTATCAGGAACCGTGAATGTCGCAGAGAGCCGTTAATAGCGTAATAACCCACTTATGTCACTTACCAAGTCCCGCATGGGCGCAAACAAAGGCTCACTCAAAGAACAACTAGAACAGGAGGAGCGTGATCTTGAAGCAGAACTCACTGCCGTAAAAGAGGATAAAATGAAAGTTTCAAAAAAAGATGATAAGAAGTCGGCATCAAAGCCTGAAAAGAAAGATTAATAGATTACATTACTACCTATGAAAAATTACCTTATTACCGCAGGAGTTCTTGGAGTCCTCGTCGTAGGATTGTTACTGGCTCTTAATGGAAAGGTGCCCCAGGCACCCCTCGGTGCGGTGACTGGCCCTGACTCGTTCTTCCCGTGTGAAACGCATAATGGTGTCATGACTTGTTTTGCAAAAGCACAGGCAACTCTCGGAACCACTACACCGTGTGTGCTCAAGAGTCCAAATGCAACTTCCACCCTTCGTATGGGTCTTGCAAACTTCCGTCCAGCCTCAACATCAGCGTCAATTGTTACGGTTGCAAAATCATCCTCATACAATGCCACTACCACTCTGATTACTAGCGGCGTCCTTGCAGGATCAGCATTTGGAACCGTTGTAGCAACATCAACTGGCGGTCTTGATTCTCTTTCAACCTTCGCGCCTAACACCTACTTCGTGGTCGGCGTACAAGGAGGACAAGGTGCTATTACCTTCGGAGGTACCGGCGCAGGTTCTTGTCAGGCAGTCTGGGAAGTTATTTAAAGAATGTGGTTATACTTCCTCCCAAAAAGTAACCAGTTTCTCACTATCGTAAAGTGAATTACACAAATACCTCTCACTGATATAGGCAAGTGAACTAATCTTTCTCAATATCATGGATGAAATTGAACAAGCTGAAGAAATCGTAGACGAATCTGAGGAAACCGAAGAGGAAGAGACGATAGAAGACAGCCCGGCGGCGCAGGAAAAGCCTAAAGAAACTCCTGAAGCGAAACTCGCACGACTTGACCGACAGGCATCGAAATTGCGCAAGCAGCTCGGCCTCGAAGATAAGCCTAAGAAGGACGCTAAGCCAGCTCCCACAAAGAGCAAGACAGATGGACTAGATGAAACGCAACTCGACTATCTCGATCTCAAGGGAATAACCGAAAGCGAAGATATAGAAGTCATTCAGAAAGTAATCGTAAAGACCGGCATGACGGTACGCGAAGCACTCAAGGATGACTATGTGGTATCCAAGCTCAAGGACCTGAAGGAACAGAGAGATGTTAAAGGTGCTATCCCTAGCTCAACCAAGCGTGGTGCTGCTACTGCTTCGACAGTAGAACAGGCACTCGCACGATTTGAGCGAGATGGAAAATTGCCTGATGATTTCGAGCTCCGTAGCAAAGTGGTTAATGCCCTTACGGATAAGAATGGTTCAAGCAAACCCGCTTGGGGATAGGTCTAGTTCGTCTGATTACTAAATCAGGCAAACTATTGTGGCAAATACAGTAATTTATAACGAGCTATGGGAGAACAAGCTCGCGCAGCGCCTCGATAAGCCGCAGAACTGGAAGGAGATCAATGATGTCGTATACACCGACACTCAGAACTACAATTTCCCACTCATTTCTACGACTAACGAGCCTGCGGTAGCGACCCTCACCAACACTGCTGCTGGTCGCTCGCTTCTCTCAAACGTCATTCCATTCATTTCTGTTACTGAGACAAACCAGACTCTGTCTATTGTCACCGCAGAAATTGATTCCGTGTACCTCGATTACGCTGACCAGGCGCAGTCAAATTACGCGAAGATGGCGGATATGGGTACACTCCTTGGTAAGAAAATCGGTGAGCGTGCAGAAGCAATCTCACTCGGTAATCATGCTAACTGGACGAACTTTGGTGATACTGGCGGTGGTGTGCTCGGACTTGCTTCGACTGCTATCACCGTTTCAGCAACGAACGTAGATGACATCATCCGTGGTGTTATCGAGCAGATTTACACTGCGAACGGTTTCAATCTCTACAACGAGAATGGAGGCTTCATCGAGTGGCGTCCGTCTGACTGGACCTTCGTGGTTCAGTTCATGCAGGCGAACGGTTTCAACATGGCAGATGCAGCGCTCAAGAGCGGCGGTACTATCGGTATCGACTTCATGGGCATGTACCACTATGTTTCAACTGCACATGCGTCAGGCCACCTCATGGGTGGCGTCCGCAAGTGTCAGAAGTTCGGTATCCTCAAGTCAACGTACGGAAAGACCTATGTAGCAGAAATGCCAGCGTCATCGACTGCTGGTTCACTCTCTGGTACACAGATTCACACCCGTCTCGACTACGGACTACTCGTTCCTACGAACCTGCTCCCTGTCACGTTCGATATCAACGTCACATAAGGCATTGTTTATCATCTCTGCTCTTCTCTCCGAGGAGGGCAGGATATGACAAACAAACCAAACAAGAATAGTATTCTTTCACCACTGGATGGGGCTGACTTTACTGTTATCGGTGCGAAGAAAGAACCTAAAGTGGTAATTGCGGTGCCGGTAGCAGATGCTTCTTTTATGAAAGCACGTACGGCTGCTTCTATTTGTCACACTATTATCGGTTCGGGGGGCATTGTTATCGATATGCTTCTTCGTATCTCGTGCGATATTGTGTCTTCGCGCACCTGGCTCGTTCTCGAAGCCATTAAGAATGGCGCTACGCATATCCTCTTCGTCGATAGCGACATGACCTTCCCTGAAGACACGCTCATCCGTCTTCTTTCGCATGAGAAACCGATTGTGGGTGTTGAATACAACAAGCGGGAGTTCCCGTTGAAACTAGTCTCCGAGGCCCTAGATGAGCGTTCGGAGACAGCCTTGTATAAGGCAAAGCATGTTGGCACTGGCATGCTTCTGATAGACCTCACGGTATTCCCCAAGCTGAAAGGTCCGTGGTTCAACTTCGGGCGTGACGGTCAGGGCGCTCTGGCAATGGGAGAAGACGTGTGGTTCTGCAACACGGCCCGGGACGCCGGGTTCGATGTCTGGGTCGATCCAACCATTAAAATGGGCCACTGCGGCGAATATATTTATTAACTTTATGAAGACTCATTATTACTGTTTGGAATCCGTACCCAATGCTCTGTGGTGGGGCGGTGTCGGATTCCGCACAGTGATCATGAGTGATAACTTCTAATATGGTTTTCTCAGATTCAACTCTAAAACAAGGTATTGTAGAACAAGCACGCTCAATGATGCGTGTTGATTCTACACAATGGCCTACAGCAAAGATTGTGGCCTCGGTGAATAACTGGCACGACACCGTTACCGGCTATGCAATCGGTGCAGACGATAACTTCCAGTGGGACGACACGAACCACACGAAGCTACCAGAAGGAACGGCACAGCTCACTATTAACGTATCGGACTACTCGTTTCTCACGGACGAGCAGGGTAACGCCATCGTTACCCTTCTAGGGATTTCTTGTCTCGACTCTACTACAAGCAAATATATTCCTCTTACTGAGGTAGACAGATCCCAAGTAGACACCGCATACTTCGGTACTACCACTGGTACCCCAACACAGTACGATAAGATCGCAGATAATATAATGCGTCTCAACGACCTGCCTCCAGCAACGATAGCAGCAGGTATTAAGTTCTATTTCCAGCGTACTGGCTCCTACTTTGCAGCCACTGATACGACTAAGTCTCCAGGCGTCTCCCCGCTCCTGCATCGCGGATACGTAATCGCAGCAGCGTACGATGGCGCATTAACACTTGGCCTACCGAATCTGAATGCACTTGGTATCGAGATGCAGAAGGAAACCAAGAAGATGGAGAATTACTTTGCTGCTGATAGAAATAAAGACATGCGTTTCGGCATGGGTGTTAAGAGGATAAGTTACCGCTAGTATGGCTCTCGTAAACACCTCAAAACCGACTACGAGTATCACGAACACGGTTAGTGTAGCATTTGCAGAGATTTGGAACACGATTCTTACTACCTGGAATTCAGAGACACGCACATGGGATGCTACTATCTCTCTCATAACTGATACTGCAAAACCCTCTACCTCTATTACTAATACTGCTAAACCCGTATAGATATGGCTACTATTACTACGATTGCAGGAACTGATCTCATAACGAATTCTCGAACCGTACTTAATACGAACTTTTCTAATCTTAATACTGATAAGATTGAGACTTCTGTAATAGATACCGATACGACTCTCGCAGCCAACAGTGATGCAAAGATACCTTCACAGAAGGCGGTAAAAGCCTATGTGGATGCAGGTGGAAACGTGAATGCCAGTGAGACCGTTAAAGGAATATCTGAAGAAGGAACTGATGCAGAGGTTCTTGCAGGTACTGCGACAGGTGGTACTGGTGCGAGATTGTTTGTTAATGCAGCGAAACTAGCTACCCGTTTAGGTTCTACTATTACACGGTATACCAGTGGAACAGCAACAAAGAACCTGGCCGACGCAACTGCTGCTACACAAACTATTGCTCATGGACTCGGACGAACGCCCACAAAAGTCATTTTTAAAGGACTTCAGACAACAAGCAATGTCACCCAAATAACACATGGCACATTCAGTAGCGGGTCGTATGCAACGATTGCGAGTTTCATGAATGAAGGTGGAGGTTCTGCTACAACCGATACTTCATTCATGAGCACCACTTATGCACTGATTCTCCTTGATAGTGCGACTGCATACCAAACAGCAACCGTTGCTGTTGATGCAACGAATATAACGCTTACCTGGACCAAGACGGCTAGTCCAACAAACACCTATTCATTCATTTGGGAAGCTGAATTTATTTAATA